TCGTTACTATTTAAAATACTATGATCGAAGTTTAGAGAACGTGTGTTGCCAGAACCGCGAAACCAGTCGTCAGTGATAGGACTATCAAGATCATGTTTAGGAGATACGTAGGCTATATTAAACGTAAGTGGTTCTGCACTTAGATTACGCGTTTCGAAGCACAGCTTGACACCTTTCAGAAATACAATATCGCGTTGACGCGAATCGATCTCGTTAGTAGTTGTCTTCGGAATTTCGATGACGTTAGTATTATAGAGAGTACGCGTTGAGCGTGCTACTAAATTTACGTCTTGTGTTACCGTTCGTTTAGTTGTACCAGTTCCTTTTTTATATCCTATGGAACGTGCTGCTTTGGAACTAGTATTCTTGTACGTACGTTTTCTTTTTAAACGATTGCGTATGGCACGTGTTACACGCGCCCGGGCAAATTGCCCTGCTCTTCTACCTATAGCATACCCGGCTCTATTTATAGCCGCTTGGCGATATCTTCTAGCCATTTTGTATGCGTAGGGTACGGCGAATCCGGCACTGCGTAGAGCAAGAGTAGACATTTTATGAGAGATACGAGAAAAATACGATTGAGTGAGAAGTGAGATTGGTAATACTAGCAATCTCACAATTTATTCATCATGACCTCACAATCAAAGAATTGGTGCTTTACCGTCAACAACTGGACCGGTCAACATGAGCAAAATTTGGAAGAACTCGCCGCAAGCCAAGCAGTCACGTACATCGTCTGGGGATACGAGACCTCTTCGACGGGAACGCCGCATCTTCAGGGATATGTCTGTTTCAGCCAACGACTCCGTTTCAACGCCGCCAGAGGACTGCTGCCCGCTGGAACTCATCTCGAAGCAGCACGAGGCTCACCTCAACAGGCGTCTGACTACTGCAAGAAAGAAGGGCTCTTCAAAGAAATTGGGACCCTACCACTCCAAGGCAAGCGGACCGACTTTGATCAATTTAAAGAATGGGTTATTGAAGAATACGCACGCATCGGAAGAGCTCCAACTGAACGAGAGATTGCGAACCATTACCCTGCCCTGTTCGTCCGATACAGGTCCAACTTGCTCGCTCTCGCGGACCATCTCTCGCCCCAAGTCCGCTATGATGACGGAGATTTGTTCCAGTGGCAGTCTGAGCTCTACGACATCTTGATGCAGCATCCTGATGACAGGAAGATTCTTTTTGTTGTGAACGAAGCGGGAGGAGCCGGCAAAACTTGGTTTCAGAGGTACATGCTAACGAAACATCGTGAGGATTGTCAGGTTTTGAGTGCAGGTAAACGGGATGATGTCGCACATGCTTTGGATAAGAAGAAGTCTACTTATATGTTTAACATCCCGCGTGGTGGTATGGAATACATGAGTTACACGGTGTTGGAGCAATTGAAAGATCGGATGGTGTTTTCACCTAAATACAATTCGCAGTTGAAGGAGTGGCATAAGAACACACATGTTGTCGTATTTTGTAATGAGATGCCTGATATGAGTAAAATGTCTGATGATCGTTATTATATTATTGAACTCTAAACTAAATACAAGTTACATATACATTGTTTGCGGTTAACGTTTGTGCGGTTCACCATGCAATTAAGCCGTTGCCCCCGAGGAGCCCCCTGCAAGCGCCGAGCATCGGTGAATAGGGCTTCGCCGCGCTGTATGCAAGGGTCGTTTGCGTTGGCTGGGCCAGTGTCGTTTGCATTGTTTTGTTTTAGACAGATTCCTTGAAGTAGCATGTAGTTCGGTATTGTGCGTCGATTACACCTTGAGGACCTTGGTTGGTTGGGGCCATAAATTTGTCATACCAGTAAACTAGATGCAATTTAGAGCGTGATTGTATTGAGCTGTCGTCATTAAATCTGATTTGTCTGTTGATTTTAAGATACTTTTGAAAAGTCATGTACGAGGGGCGACTACTAGAGTGTCTTGTCGTAGTGATGCTTGTAGATATATCTTTTGGATCCAACTTGAACCTTTTATGCATTAGAATGTTCCATTTGTCAGTATTGATGGGCCTACAGTGGAAGTCGTTACTATTTAAAATACTATGATCGAAGTTTAGAGAACGTGTGTTGCCAGAACCGCGAAACCAGTCGTCAGTGATAGGACTATCAAGATCATGTTTAGGAGATACGTAGGCTATATTAAAC